AAGATTAGCATACACACTTGCATTAAGCATTAAAAATACACAAAAAGAAGGCTTTGATAAAGTTGCTTTAGTAATAAATGATAAAACAAAATTAGAAGGTTTTACATCAACTTGGGTATTTGATGAAATAATAGAATGGAATGATGCAACATATTGGGATGGTAGATCATACATGGATGAACTTTCACCGTGGGATTGTACTGTTTGTTTAGATGCCGACATGCTGTTCTTCAGAGACTATAGTCATTGGGTAGAATACTTTATAAAAAACAGCGAATTGTATATAGCAAACAAAGCCTATACATATAGAGGTGACTTGGTCACTAATGATTATTATAGAAAATGTTTTACAGCGAACGAATTACCTAATCTATATTCATTTTATACATTTTTTGTTAAAGACAGCACAATAGCAAAAGAATTCTTTAACCTGCAAAGACAAATTATAAAAAATCCTGAAATTTATGCTAATAATTTTTTGTTTAAGCATAAGCCAAAGATTATAGGTACAGATGAAGCATTTGCACTTGCATCAAAAATATTAGATATTACAGATGATATTGCATACAGTTTAGAATTTCCTAAAGTAGTACATATGAAAGGTATGGTACAGAACTGGCCATTTGGCGCAGATGATTGTTATGATCATATAGGGTTTTACCTAAACAAAAAAGGCAAATTAAAACTTGGAAATTTTGAACAAACAGATATAGTTCATTACGTAAATAAAGAAACGGTTACTCTTGAAACAGTAAACATATTGGAGGAAATAGCATGGCAGAAAAACAAATAGAACTTCCTGATTTTGATGAATGGATTGCAAATTACGAACCCGAGCCACTTGTATACAATGCAGCATTTGATCCTCAAACAGGTAGTGTGTTAAGTGTAGGTCCAGCACATACAGTAAACGAAAAAGAATTTGACAGTATTATTAGTATTGAATCAGATATCGCTGAAAAGATTATAGCAGGCGAAATAAGCATGGCCAAATGTTTTATAGATCCAGATCAAGGCGAGTTAGAAATTGTTGAAAGAAGAGATCTATATAAAATAGATGATGTGTTACACAGGATTATTGTAAAAGGTTGGTCTAAGATTAAAAAACCAGACATTTATTTAGAACATAATTCTAATACAAATGTGTTGACAGTAGAACTTAGTGAAGAATACGGTGGAACGTACAAACAAGAAAAAGACGTAGAAGTAGTCAAAAGAAAAATGTTCTGGAACGGTGAAACAGAACTTGACTTTACAATTACAGATTACAATGATCCTAATATTGTAACTGATAGTTTTAGTATAACAATAAATGACCTTATTGGTAAAAAAGTTGAGATTGATAATCTTAACATAAACAAATACTTTAGTGTTTATACTAGACGCTTATTTAAAAACTATTTGCTTGAGGAAAAATGAAACGGGTAATTGAATTTGATGTATTCTTTTTAAGTTATGATGAGCCTAATGCTGATCTTCATTACGCAGATTTATGTAATAAAGTTCCATGGGCAAAAAGAATACACGGCGTAAAAGGATCAGATCATGCACATAAAGCAGCAGCAGAACAGTCCGAAAGCGATTGGGTGCTGACTGTAGATGCAGACAATATTGTGTATCCAGAGTTTTTTGATATTGAAATAGACATGGATAACACAGAGATACAAGCATACAGTTGGTGCGGCAAGAACAATGTAAATGGATTGCGATATGGCAATGGTGGTTTAAAACTTTGGAATGTTGAACATGTGAAAAATATGAAAACACATGAAAACAGTGAAAGTGAAAGAGCGCAAGTAGACTTTTGTTGGGAAACGGGATATAGAAACTTTCCTAAAACTTACAGTGATACTATAATAAACTTTAATCCGTTTATGGCATGGCGTGCAGGCTTTCGTGAAGGCGTAAAGATGACATTGCAAGACGGACTTAAAGTTCCGCCACAGGAAATTGAAAAGCGTATATGGTGGCACAATATCCATAGATTAAGAATGTGGAGTACAGTTGGCAGCCATGTAGAAAATGGTCTTTTTGCTGTATATGGTGCAAGACTAGGAACATATCTAACAAATTGCACTGATTGGGACCATGTGCAGGTTAGAGACTTTGAATTATTACGAGAATTATATAATGAGCAATGTAAACAATACGAAGATGGGGTTGGCTTAGAACAAGAAGTAAAACGTTTAGGAAGTGAATTAAGACACCAACTTGGATTTAACTATCCTGATCTAGATCCTTCAATGAGTAAGTATGTGTTAGATCTGTACGAAGAAACTATCGAGCTTGGGCAAACTTATTACAGGACTGCAAATGATCTATGATTTATTTTATGTAAGTCGAGGTAAAGCCGAACACTGGCAAGAGTTCAAGGCTAGATTTCCCAATGCACATCTAATTGAAAATATAGAGTCACTAGATCAAATCAAACAAAAAACATTAACAAGAATGTTCTGGATAGTTTGGGATGACATGAAAGTTAGAGACGACTTTAATTTTGAATATCGTGCTACAGAATGGGATTTAGATTATGTTCATGTATTTAAAAATGGCAATCACTTTAACGGTGTTACATTAATACCTAAGAATGCTCCTGCATCTAACAAAGAATTTAAGTTTAGATTTTTTATAAACAAAAAAGAAATAGATATTGTAGCAAGTGATCCTAGGCGTATAGGAAGTAGTTTCGATATAGTTTTTATTTCTTACTACGAACCGCATGCAGATAAAAATTGGCAAAGACTTAAAAGTCGCTTTCCAAGAGCAAAAAGAATTTCTAATGTAAAAGGAATACATCAAGCACACATAGAAGCAGCCAAGATAGTAGAAAGTGAAATGTTCTGGGTAGTTGATGGTGATGCCCATATTGTTGAAGAATTTAATTTTGATTATGAAGATCCAGAAATTTATACTGTCCATGTATGGCGTAGTATTAATCCTGTTAACGATCTAGAATATGGCTATGGCGGAGTAAAATTACTTCCAACTCAAATGACACTAGACATGGATCTGTCTAAGCCAGACATGACAACTAGTATAAGCAATAAATTTAAATCAGTAGATGAACTTTCTAACATTACAGCATTCAATACAGGACCTTTCGAAACTTGGAAAAGTGCATTTAGAGAGTGTGCAAAATTAAGTAGTAAAGTAATTGACAGACAAAATGAAGATGAAACAAACCAAAGATTAAAAGTTTGGACAACTCTTGCAAAAGGAGACTTTGCTGAGTATGCAATACAAGGTGCTAACGACGGCATGGAGTTTGGTCTATCAAAAGACAGCGATCTCAATCTAATTAATGACTTTGAATGGCTGCAGGAAAAATTTGATGAAAGATAAAGAAAGAATAGAAAAATTTATTCCTCTAATGGATGAGATATCGCCTACATTTTGTTTGGCTAAATGGCATCATACTACTATATATTTGGGAACAGGAGAAACACACAGTTGTTATCATCCTGCTCCTCACAAAATTCCGCTGGAGGGACTAGAAGAGAATCCTAGCCTACTGCATAATACACCCCAAAAAAAAGCCGAAAGGCAGGCTATGATAAACGGAGAGAAGCCCAGCGGATGCCAATACTGCTGGAATGTTGAGTGTATGGGTAAAGACTACATAAGCGATCGTAAAGAACGTAATGCAAGTATATACACCCCTGAAAGGTTCAATGCAATTAAGCAAGAACCGATGGCAGATGTAAATCCACAATATGTAGAAGTTTCATTTGGTAATGAATGTAATTTTAAATGTGGATACTGTCACCCTAAACATTCCAGCAGTTATTACAAAGAAATAGAAAAAGAAGGTCCGTACACTATGGTTAAAAATCATAGGAATGACATAGATTGGTTTACAATACATAAAGATGAAGAAACAAATCCATATGTAAAAGCATGGTGGAAGTGGTGGCCAGAATTACGTAAGACACTTACAATTTTACGTATTACAGGAGGCGAACCTTTGCTGCAACAGAGCACCTGGCGTATGTTCGATGAACTCGAAAAAAATCCATGTCCTAATTTAGAATTAAACATTAATACTAACTTAGGTGTAAAGTCTATTCTTATTGAAAGGTTCACTGACAAAGTAAACAGTTTAGTTGAAAAAGGTTGTATTAAAGACTTTAAAATCTTTACTAGTATTGATACATGGGGACCACAAGCAGAGTATATTAGAACAGGCTTAGACTTAGAGCTATGGGAAAAGAATCTAGACATGTACATGACTAGAACTAATATGCCTTTAACATTTATGGTTACATTTAATATTTTAACTGTAACTAACTTTAGCACATTATTGCAAAAGTTTTTAGACTGGCGTATAAAATACAACAGTGATGATCAAACTAAATGGCAGCGTATTAGATTTGACACTCCGTATCTAAAAGAGCCTTTACAATATGACATGAATATACTACCTAAAGAAAAATTTATTCCTTATATGAAAAAGCATTTACAGTTTATAGCAGAAAATTTAGATGATGCTGATAGACATAAGTTTAGTATATTGGAATACGAAAAATTTAGACGTGTAGTTGATTACATGTCTTCAACAAATTACTCACCAGAGCGTGTACAAGAAGGCAGACGTGATTTTCATAATTGGTTTACAGAATATGATAAACGTAGAGCAACTAATTTTGTAAAAACTTTTCCTGAACTTGAAGAGTTTTATTTTGACTGTGCCCAGTAGGAGATTAATTTGCCGTGTGTTAACATAGATAATTTAATATACCTAAACACATACGATCCTAGCAATAGCAAAATAATTGTTATTGACCATAATGTAGGGACCGTAGCCAAAGAAGATGTAACTTACGATTTTTTCTACATACAATTTTCAAACGAACATAGTTTTCGTGTATTTGACATACAGAAAATTATTCCTACAGATGTACTCCAGCGTATAAGAAACAAAGAAATATTTTTAATCCTTGATAATGGGTTGGAACATTTTTATGAGTGTGCAAATTCCATTTACAAAGATGTAGTAATGAAGCACAATGTACCAGCAGAACAGATTATATTTCTTTCCGCAGTCCCAACAATGTATCAACATGTAAAAGCATTAGCAAAAAAATTAAACATGCCGGAAATAAAAGTAGATTGGTTTAGTTGCTTTGAAGCAAACGGTCAAGATGCTGCCTTACATAATAAATTTGAACTGCCTAATAAAAGGAAATATAAGAAAAAGTTTTTAAATTTAAATAGAAGATGGAGATTACATAGACCTTTATTAGTGACACTGCTTAAATCAAGAAATTTACTAAATGCCGGGCATGTAAGTTTTGGTCCTAGCGATGACAATCAAACCTGGGATAGTGTTTATCCTCTACTACAACACATGCATGAGAATAATAAAACTATAACTGACCTACTAGAAAAGAACAAAGACATACAAAAATTACCGCCTTTGTATTTAGACACACAAGATTTAGTTACAAATAGAGCAGAACATGAACCTAAAATTACTGACTACTATGCTGACACATATTTTAGTATCGTTAGTGAAACAACCTATTATGAGAATACACCTTTTCTAAGCGAGAAAATTTTTAAAGCAATTGGAATTGGTCACCCATTTATTATGGTTAGTGCACCAAATAGTTTACAATATTTAAAGAAACTTGGATATAGAACATATGCTCCATACATAAATGAAACTTATGATACAATACAAGATCACGGAGATAGAATGCTTGCTATTTTGGATGAGGTTGAAAGATTATGTGCATTTTCAAAAAGTGATCTTAAGAAATGGTTACCAAAAGTAAGATCTATAGCGAGATATAATAAAAGGAATTTAACTCGAAAAAACTACACGGATTTTATAAAAACAATGAACTACTAAGAGTATTAAAGGCCGTTTAAACGCATTTTAAGCGTCATACAGCGGTGTTTATATACCAAGGGTAATAGTTACGCTATACTGTTTAAAACCATGTTTAAATGCACTGTAACACGGATATTGTAAATATGTGTGTACCAAAAGTAAAGGAAATAATATGAAAATTGGATTTATCGGGCTAGGCAAATTGGGTATGCCTTGTGCAGAAGTAATAGCCAAAAAAGGCCATAGTGTTTTAGGTTACGATGTTGCAAAAGTAGATAGTGATTACGTTATAGTAGAAGAAACAATTAAAGAAGTAGCAGAAGCAGCAGACATTGTATTTGTAGCAGTACCTACTCCGCATGATCCAAATTACGATGGTAAAGCACCCACAGCACACTTACAACCTAAAGACTTCCAATATGATATTGTTATTGATTGTTTAAAAGAAGCAAACAAGTATATGAATAAAAACCAAATGCTTGTGCTTATCAGTACAGTCTTACCTGGCACAGTAAGACGTGAGTTTGTTCCTTTAGTAACTAACACACGTTTTGTTTATAATCCTTATTTAATTGCCATGGGTACAGTTGCTTGGGACATGGTAAATCCTGAAATGGTAATGATAGGTACAGAAGATGGCACTGAAACAGGCGATGCTAAAGAGCTTAGAGATTTTTATGATACATGCATGGAAAACAATCCACGCTATGTAATTGGTACATGGGATGAATGCGAATGTATTAAAATTTTTTACAATACATTTATTAGTACAAAAATTGGACTTGTAAACATGATACAAGACGTTGCAGAAAAACAAGGTAACATTAATGTTGATATAGTTACCAAAGCACTTGCAGAAAGCACACAGCGTATTATGGGTCCAAGTTATATGAAAGCAGGAATGGGCGATGGTGGTAGTTGTCATCCAAGAGATAATATTGCACTTAGGTATATGGCAAAGAAATTAGATCTTGGTTATGATATATTTGATGCTGTTATGAACGCAAGAGAAGTTCAAGCACAAAATCTTGCAACGAAATTATGTGAAATTGCAAAAGAAAAGGAACTTCCTATACTTATTAATGGTATTGCATACAAGCCAGGTGTACCTTATGTTGACGGAAGTTACGCTTTACTAGTTGCAAATTATTGTCATGAATACGGCTTCAATCCTATGCAAGTTGATCCATTAGTGTATGGTGCTGATCCAGGACCTTTTAGAGCTTGTGTACTTTTAGCTCATCCAGAGCTTTATGTAGGATTATCAGAAGATTCAGTTTTAGTTGATCCGTGGAGAGAACATACTTCAGATAGATACGAAGTTATTCATTATGGAAACACACGCAATGTTACACTTTGATCCAAATGATATCTTAATAGATCGAGAATGCATAAATGCTAAACTTGATTGGTGCAAAGGTGATAACCCGGAATCTGCTACTCCATACGATAAACCTATTTCTTATAACTTTAACAGCAAAGGTTATAGAACAAAAGAAATAGAAGATTTACAAAAAGATTTCATTTTAACTTTTGGTTGTAGTTACACCCAAGGCATAGGTTTAGCAAAAGAAGATATGTGGGCAGAGCTGTTGGCTCAAGAACTAAACATGGATTTACTTAATCTTGGCGTAGGCGGAACAGGACCTGACATAATCCACTTAAACACCTTACAATATACTAAATTAAATTATCCTAAACCTAAATGTGTTGTAGTGCAGTGGCCTCAATCAACTCGTAAAAGTTTTGCATATAAAGACACAGTAGGAGATGGAATATGCTTAATGGATCGTAATGTACAGAATACATTCGATCATACACATTATGAGAAAAAAGACAGCAGTTGGTATTTTGAAAGATATATCACTGAAACTGGAGAGTTAGAAGTAAACAACTATATTTGGTATACAGCAGTCAATTCTATGTGGCGTAATTATGATGTCCCTGTTGTTAATTGGACATACGATGATGATTTTTTAGATGAAGAGCATTTTGATATTACTAAAGTAATTATAGATCAAAATTATCGAAAGGCAAGAGATGGAAAGCATGAAGGTCCTGGTGTTCAAAAATATGTAGTGAAACGTATTGTAAGTAAGGTTAAAGATTTTGCTGTACGGAACGTTAGAGAATCTTTTTAGTTTTCTTTGCTATATCGGCTTTTAACAATCCGACATCTATTTTAAAATCTAAATTTTTTATTGTGTCTTTGTACTCTGTTAAAGAGTTTAATAATTTTTTGGCAACGCCATCTGGGTCGTCTTTTTCTAAATGTTTCTTCACATCTATTTCCCAGATACGTCCATCTGTGAATTCAATGATCATCTTGTCAACATAAGCAACCGGCATGGTGTCCATATATAAGTCTTTGAACACCTCCGGCCACTCGTCTACTAGATGTTTAGGCGGCTTGAAGTAATGCCTATGCACTGATTTATGCTTCTGCTTTTGCTTTAGAAGAAGTTTTCTTCTTCGGCGGATCTAACTCGTCTGCTTCTCTACGTAATCTTGCTGCTTCTTTATACATAGCATCAGCCTGACTACGATAAGACTTTGCAAGATCTGTATCAGATAATACTCCATCTGTTGCCGGAGCCGCTACTGGCTCTTCGCTAGGTGTAGTTTCTGAAACTGTAGTTTGCGCTGCTTCTTGATCTTTTGTTGGAGCACCACTTACTAAAGTATACAACTCATCTACAGCCATTCCTTTTTGCTCTGCAATCAATGTATTCAATTGAGAAAGTGCAATTTCACTTGTTGGTGTAGGTGTCATCATTACATTACTAGTTGGAACTTTTCTTAAACGTCCTTCACCTTGCATTGCTTGTAACATTGGTCTGCCGTCTGGAAATGTTCTTGAGAACATAAGTTCTCCTAGTTCATTTGTTTGTTGTGCTTGATCAGAATCGATCATTGCCATTAATGAATCATGTACTTCGTCTTTAAGTGTTGCAGTTTGTAACACTAAGCAGTTGTCTGATTCTCCAGGAACTGTTCTAAATACTACAGCAACTTTGTCGCCAGTATTTGCCAGTTTACCTACGTGTTTAATTTCTTTAGCCATAATTACTTCCCTTGTGCTTGTTGTTCACTTTGTTGCTTAGATACATGCTCTAAGAACATTGTCAACTTATTATAAGTTTTACCAACTGCTTCAAGTTCATTAGCCTTAAATGCACCTCTTGTTGTAGCAATATCAATAATGCTTTTTACTGCATTTAAATCACTAATATTAAGATCAGGTGCTGCTGGTGCTTCTTCTACACCAGGTGTTGGTACAGGACCGCTGGCAGGTGCAGCAGTCGCTTCCGTTTTTACTTCTGCTTGTGCAGGAGTATCATTGTTTTTTACTTCTTCAGCCATTCTAGTTTCTCCTTAAGTATGGACAAGCCAACATAAAAAATGTTAACTCTTTTTGTTCTTCAAACCCAACAAATGTTGAAGTTTGAAATTTATCGTTATTTCCTACAGCAGGATATGTTACTACACAATATCTTCCTGCCAGTTTAGATCTAATCCAATTAGTTACGTCTCGATACGTTCTGTCCGCACTTGAAATTTTGGTTTTACAAAAATGCGGAGGCATTGTATCTAACTGCCTAATGTTCAAAACATCTAACGGATTTAGTTCTAACATAAAATTATTTATTAACTGCTACTATAACTCTGATGATTCTTGGCTTAATCTTTTAGCCAATGCTTTGTTATATCCTAATTTTTGGATATCTCCACTGAAAAGATATAGTTCAAATGCAGCCTTCTCCTTTAATACTGTTATTGATCGTTTAGTTATATAATAAGGCGAATCTATAAATTTGTCAAGCCATAAAAGTATTTGTGGAGTAATAGAGAAGTCTTTTGGGAAATCTATTTTGTATATCTTTATTTTGGCTTCATTCTCAATGAAATCCATAGCAGGGTCAGTTAGTCTTAGCCCACCGTCATCTTTAGTTCTTACATTCCACCACCATTCCATTCTTTTGCTTTTTACTGTTTCTTCAGTAATGTCAAAATTTGCGGCTTTTAAAAAGATGTTTGTATAATTGTCTTTAACGTCCATTCACTATTCTTTTTCCCCTGAGTTTAATTTATAAACAGTAAAATCAGCAGTGTCGAATAGTTTGTTAAGTTTCTTGGCTAAGTTTCTAGCATGCCCAGGATTAGAAAATGAAACCTTCTTATATTTCGGTCCAGGATAACTTGATACAGCACTACCGCTTTTTAAATTAAAAGGTTTACCTTTGTAAAAAACTGCCCATATGGCTTCGCTCTCAAGAATCTGTTCTACTTTATAAGTTTCTCGGTTAGTATGTTCGAGAATTATTTTTGGTTTTGGTCTACTCATATACGTAATTCCTAGTTAACTACGTATATATTTATCCTTTTTAGAAGGATCCTCCATCAAACTTTACATCAACTTCGTTAGAAGATTTGTTTATTTCTTTCAGCAAAGTGTGTATTTCAGCCACTGTAGACCCTAAATTAGTTGTTATAAGTGCAAGTTCAGTTACAAGTGTTCTTGCTTCTTCTATTGTTATACGGATTTCTCTTTGTTGTGTCTTTTCAGCAGATGATATTCTTTGAAGCAGTTTTTGTACTGATGCTAAATTAGTAGGAATATTACTTGTTGACATTTGACAGTACTTGCTTCATTTCTAAATCAGTTTTGAAAGGACCTTTGTATCCATATCTTTGTAGTGTAATTAACTTAGGACAAAAACTTTTTACCCATCCTTTTTCAAATTTAATTACATAGTATCCTGCACAATATAGACTCTTTGAATCTTTGCTCTTTGTAAACAAAGGAAGTTTTTGTCTTATATCATACATAGCATTGTGTGGAATAGTACTTGTTGAAAAGCCATGTACTTCTTTAGGATTTGAATTATCTGCTTCTTTTACAATCTTAGCAACAAAAAAGTCATCACCAAATTCACGTGTTACACTTTTTTTGTTATTATAGATTTTTACACCATCTTTATTTTGAAATACAAATTGTGAAAATTCATCTTTCCTTAAAGTTGCTACTCGTTGTCCTTCATCTTCAACGATCCAAAATTTATCCTCTAGTACAGGTTTAGCCTTTAAAAATGTCATATTGTATACCTCGCATTTAACGGCTCAGCATATGCCTGCGCCTGATCTGAAATTTTCTTCAAGTCATACAAATGACAAAACTTCATTAGTCTTACACCAACCTGACTGATATTCTTATCTGCATCAATTGCTGTTTTAATTGTACCTTGAATCTTTTCTTTAATCTCTACTGGTTGTGCAGTAAGATCAATTATTGTTTTATTACGTTCGTAATCTTCTAGTACACGATGTTCTTCACCGTTATGATCAACCCAACGTTGCAACATCAAGTTGTTCCAATTAAATCCTTTAGTTTGTCTATCTGCAAATGCTTCTTGTAAACCTACTTTATTCTTGGTACCTTTTTTACGTACACCTGGGTATGCAGAGAACACGTTATCACTTGTGTCACCACGCATGCATTTTTCAAATAGCATCCATTCTGGATCTACTTCTTTAGGTTGCTTAGTTTTCTTATCAATTACTAGTTCACCTTTCTTATCAAAGAAGCCTTCAGTAGTTGTTGTAACTTCTTGTACACCATTATACAGTCTACAATTAGGAGCAATTAATTGCTGAAAGTCTGTATCTGTACTAACAATAACATGATCAGCATCTGGATGTTCTTGTACCCAACCTGCAATAAGATCATCTGCTTCTAGTTCAGGATGTTGTAAAACAGTACAGTTAGTCTTTTCATTTACAAAGTTCTTAAATGTATCAAACGCTTCCCAAAATACTGTATCTTCTTCTTGTTCTTTTTCAGTAAGTGCATCACGTGCAACTTGTCTGTTACGTTTATAAGGCTCATAGTAGTCTTTACGCCAACTACGTCCTTCTAAACAGAACACAACATGTGTACCGTCAAAATCTTGCCATGCTTTCTTAATGCTATTAAGTGTAATATGGAAAGCCATACCTAACTTAATATCTGCATCACCATTTATTACATGTCTAGCACGAAAGAACGTGTTCGCTGTATCAACTATAATATGCGTCATTTTACTCATTTTGCCTTTTCAATTACATCTGGTTCTATGCTACCAGTGTCTAGTGGTCCTCCGTAGTCACCATCGACTACAACGTTTGCACACAATTCACGAAACCAACGATCAACAATATCTTCGTCCTTGTCGCCGTCAACTCCATATCCTTGTTCTTTTAATTGTACTATGAAATAGTCATTCCAGTCAAGCTCAAAAAAGCCATTTCGGACATTTTCTTTATTCACATGTGTATTCAGTACGCCAACCCAAGGTTCCTTTTTCATCGTTGCCTTTTCTTTATCACTAATTGCAGGCTTCGATGTTTTAGTCTCAGGCTGTTTCTTACTGAACATTTTTTTTATAAAGTCCATAATGTTTCCTTATGTTCCAATAGCATTACCAAAAAGATAAACATGCACTCTTGCTGCTACGTTGTATCCTCTTTCAAATGCCATTTTAGCAACTGCTCCGGCTGTTGCTGTTTGTTCTTCTTCTCTAGCACCAACTGGCATTACCCAAACAGGATAATCAACCCCTTGTGCTTTAAATTGTGCGATAGCATCTTCCATCTCATCCCAC